CTGCTGTGGTTACACCTGTAAATTTATCTACTTTAAGTTCACTTGCCATTATGCTAGGTCTCCTGCTACCCCAATATAAAAAGGGTCTACATCAATAGTTGTGCTATCAAAACCCTGTCTTGTCAAAAGGTCATGGTGGTCTGTAGAGTTTGATTGTGTTCCAATATCAGTTTGTGAAACTTCTCCTGTTAATATGGCATAATTGGTATTGGACATATTATTTGTATAAGCATTTGCGTATGTTCCTGTGCCACCATCTGTTGTGCCTGACATATTAAAACTATCTCTAAAACTAACTGTGCCTGTACCATCAAATTGATACCATGCTTTTAAAACACCTTGCACAGTATTCTGTGTAACTGCACCACCATCAGATACATAAGTAGACGTATTACCTATCTTAACATTCGTGCCACCTGAACCTGCTTTATCTACAATGGTATCTACATTTAATTGTGAACTCATACGATACTCCAATATCCATTAACAGTGACTGTTGCCGACTGTGTTATAGGACCTGCTGATAATCCGTTGGTTGTTGAACTGATTGTTATATCTGCACTTATGGTCTGTCCATTTGTTCTGATGATACTGTCGTTACCCAAGAACGGATATCTGTTGTCTGATTCAGTCTTGGTGTAGGTTTCGTTGACTGAGAATACATCATACACGACCATCTCTACGATGTCATTAAGTGATGCACCTTGAACAAGCACCACAGTTGTACCTGTAGTTGCAGTGTAGTCATCTCCCGGAACTAGCAACACTCCGTTTTGATATACATCCATGTACAAGCTATCTGTGTAGCTAAGTGTCAATGAGTTAGCATCAGAACCACTGAAGCTAGTCTGCCCTGCAGTTGCTTGGTATTGGAATCTGTTTCTTACTCCGTTTTGTGGACTTCTGCCTATGTATGCCATTGTTTACCCCTGTGCTATAACTTTAGCTTTATAATCTGCTTTAACAGCATCTGTCCAAACAGTATTACATATGTCTTGAACTTGTTGTGGTTGGTCACTTACATCTGTATCATTCCATACCCATTTATCTGGAGTATCATCTTTTTTTCTACTATATCCACAAGGAATTATACTATAACGCTTTCGTGTTCTGCTTATTTCCACACCATCTTCTTTAATTACTGTGTCCATAGCGACTTGTATAATACAAGTTTGAACAACTTCTATAGCTCCAATTTCTTCAGTTTTTGTTACTGCCATTTTTTCTCCTTAAACTTGAATCATTATAGTGCTAAAGATATCAGCAGTGCCATTATCAACATTACTTACTATGACTGATTCTGAGCCAGTATTATCTCTATTAACTAAAAGTGCAGCATAACTTAGCCCATTGTTTTGAAATATATTTAAGTCATATGTATCACTACCTATATTTACTTGATTAGCACCCACTGACCCCAATCCATAAGAACCAGTAGCTGGTGAAAAAGGTAATCCAGTAAAATACAACACATTACCACCTGTCAAACCTGTAGTAGTAATATTAATTAAATTAAACTGCATCCAAACAAAACTACCAATTTTTACATATTTATTTGTTTGTGTTACAGAGCCAGTGTTACCACCACTTGTTGCATCTCTTATAGTTACATCAAAAGTGCCTTCTTCAAAATCATCAAGAGTATTAGCATCAGTATTTGATGTAGCACCTAGCACAACACCTTTGTTCGCAGTGCTAAATACTAAATCACCTGCATCTATTTTAAGGTCTGTAGTTGATAAGGTTAAACCTTCTGCACCTGCACCTCTTACTTTAGTTAAAGCCATCCGTTACTCCTTATGCGTATGGACTGTCACCTAATGTGCTTGTATCCCAAGCAGCCTTTAGCTTTGCAATAGTGTCTGCATCTGTGATTGCTTTCGCAGCAGGTGCATCTCTAAGTGCTTTCTTTTTTGCTACACTTGCAGATTGAGCAGAACTGTCTCCTGCTTCAAGTGCTTTCATATACACTACATCTTCAGCTTCAAGTAAAGGCTTTCTTGCTTCTCTTACTTTATCTTTGAATATAGTTTTTGCTACAGCTAAGTCCTCTGAAATAGTCTTACCTGATAATGTCCAAGCACCTCTGAAGTGCCTGTCTGATGGAACAGTTGCATCTGATGCAGATATAGTGTTACCATCCTTGTCTACGATGTTTGTTGTTGCCATTGATTTCTCCTCTAAGCAGCTTCTTCATTATGCGTGGTATTTATTTCTTCATTAATCTTCCAAGCATTTCGCCACACTCTTGTGCTTGGTAACTGTGACTTAGTACAAATGACCATACGTGGCTTGTTGGCTTTATCATAGTTTTGCCATACGTGCTTTGGTAGGTCTTTCATAATAAGATATTCTATTGCTCTTTCTTCTGTCATTGCTTCAATAGGTTTTGTGTTGTGTAACAAGTAACCTCTTGTATGCTTTACAAAGTCAGGCTTCTCTTCGTCTTTCTTGAGTTCCCAATAAACTTCTACAGGTGGTAAGATGCCACCTTGCAATGCACAAGCCATCCAATTAGGGTCAGGGTGTGTAATCTTTGCAGGTTCATCAGGTGTTTCAGGGTCTTCCCATACAACACAATATTCTGTTTTGTGTGGCTCTAGCTTTTCTTTCGCCCAACACAATCTATCCCAAAGATGTGTACCTTGAAATTCTGGTGTTTCTATTGTCATCCGAGTTCTCCAAAAATTGCTCCAAAAGCAGAATCTGAATCAGCGTTTGTAGTATTACTAAAATTATTTATCTTAAATCTAAATCTACTTGTTAAGTAATTTGTAGAATCTTGTAATATACTTATAGATTGATTATCATCTCTATGTCCATTAGTTACTCCTGCATAACTGTTGTTTGCCATATTGTTAGAAAAGGTAATATCATGTGCCCCAGTGTTAGAATCTGTAGTAGAAGATACGTTAAAGCTATCTCGTGTATAATCTGATGACGCAGTAGCATCATAGTTAATCCAACATTTTGCACTACCATTTAAAAGATAATCAGTATCTATACTTCTTGCAACACCATCTATCTGTCCACTTGTCTGTAATGTATCAAATGCTATTGTTCCGTTTGCCATTACCTACTCCTATATAGCCGATATAATAAAGGCTAGTAATTCACTGTACCTTACACTTAATCTAGTTTGGTCTTTGCCATCATCATCTATCCAAGTATCTGAACAGAACATTGCATATTTACTAGCATCTAATCCTTCTGCTGTAAAAGCATCTTGTAAGTCTTGTGCTATGATACCAAAGTGGATTCTTGCCTTATCGCCTTTTTCTGCGACTGCATCTTTCCATCTAAACTTTCTCATTAGACCTTTACAAACTACAGCTACTCTTTGTTCTGCATCAGTAAGTTCTTCTATGTCTTGTTTAAGATTTCTGTCTGACCCAGTGGTAACTCCGTTAGTAATAAAAGCATCATCAAATCTATTAGAAGATACTCCTAAACTAACAGCATTATCTCTTGTAGCACCTGCTGTTCCTCTTGGTATAACTGCATCTGAACCACCTGCCATCATCAATGAAACATCATCATTACCTATGAAAATATCACCACTATTAGCAGTTCCGATACTTCCTATAGAAGAACCATCTTTGTAAAATTCTATGTGGTCTCCGTCACTAGATAATCTATTAAGAAACATGGGTGTGCCACTACGAGTAAAAAAAGAAGTGTCATTTGAACCTTTAAATTCTATACCACTTGAATCAAAACTACTTGAGGTTTTCCCAATTAATAAATCGCCATTAGAATCCATCCTAGCCTTCTCGCTACCTGCAATATCTATAGCGACTACATCATTAGTAGATAAATCAATTCCACTGTCATTATCACCTGTTACATTGTGGAGTTTATCTGCTCTTATTTCACTCATGCTAGGTCTCCATTTACTTCCATAGCTATTCTACTATCTTGTGCAGTACCATCTTCATCAAATGCTCTATATTGCACAGTGCTAGTTGACCTACCACTAGTATCAATGTAATTTTTTGTGTTGTCTCCTGCTGAAGTTCCTTGAGGTGAAAGATTATCACTTGCAAAATTAGATGAAAACGTCTTTGTGTAATCGCCAGTTCCATTGTCTGTTGTACTACCAACATTAAAACTATCTAAATTTCCACCACCTTCATTACCCAATGCCCACATTTTAGCAAGACCTTGTTGTAAGTTAGTGGTGTTTGTGCCACCCTCTGCTACAACAGATATAGAGGATGCACTTGATGCACCCTTTAGTTTGTCAATAGCTATCTCTGATGCACCACCACGAGTTAGATATGTGTCTACTTTAATTGTACTCACGATATCACCAACCTTCCACCATCATTGACAGTCAATGTAATCCCACTGTTTACAGTAAGTATTCCTGTTACCTGTGCATTTTCTGTGGCAAGTATTGTTATGTTTGTATCTAACGCTTGTGCATTAGTTCTGAACATACCACCATTCTTAAAGTTACCCTTGAACTCACTTGTAGGTGTGATTGTTCCTGCAGCCAACTCAAGAAAGTACACAAAGATATTGTTTGTGCCACTTGAAGGTGCAGCCGAGAATGTCAATGTTGAGCCATCAGGTACAGTGTAAGCTGCACTATCTTGGACAACACCATCAACACTTACAAGTATCTCTTGTACTGAACCTATTGTTCTTCCAAGTGCAAAGGTTGTATCAGAACCATCACCACTAAATCTTACGACTGCAGGTGGAGCTTGGAAGTTAGCAGGTACGTTGTTGCCAATGTATGCCATATTATGTTATCTCCATGATACTTAGTGTGCCACTTAGTTTGTCTGCTACAGAGCAGTCTACTCTTAGTAAGTCTCCTGTCTCAAGTATGACCTTACCACCTGTCAGTAGTTCTAGTGATGAACCTACAGGTATTGGTGCATCTTTGACTAGGAAAGATGTTCCGTTGGTTGCTGCTCTACCACCACCTGATGTAGTAGATACAAGCTCTACTTCTGTGGTTACTTGAGATGTATGTATGTTTGTAAGTATAAGTCCAATCACTACTGTAGTTGTGCTACTCGGAACTGTATATATTGTATATGGAGAACCTGCACTGTTTGGCTCGGCAGCGAATGTGACTACTCTAAATGTATTTGCCATTTCTTTTTCCTTTTATATAATTATACTCGGTTTTGCTTGATTTGTCAAGTAAAATTATCCGAGGGCAATCGCTAATGCAGTTGGGTCATCTGTTGTAAAACCTGCACTAGTTAAGTATGTCTTTACATCTGTCAATGCTACTTGTTTCATCGTACCATTGTCGTTTGTAACAACTCTGTCTGCATCAGCTAATGTTGTAGAAGTAGCAGACGTATCACCATCCATGATGTTTAGCTCTGTCGCTGTTGCAGTCACACCATCTAAGATGTTCAATTCGGCAGCAGTTGATGTAATAGAAGTTCCTGATATCTGTAGTGTTGTTGCATTTACTTCACCACTAGAACCATATATAACTGCTTTACTATTTACTATTGTACCTGCAGATGAGCCATCAACTAAATTTAACTCTGCACCTGTTGATGTAACTGCTGTGCTATTAATACTAAAGGCATCTGTTTCTAATGTACCATCTACATCTACGTCACCTGATATGTCTAATTCAG